CAGGTCAGTAACGATGGTGGAGACCTGCCGGGAGATGGCCTGCTGCGTTTTTTTCCACTCGCCCGCCGTGTCGCGCGACAGAATCTTTATCATCTCGGCGTTGCGCTTGGCGGAACGCGCCTGCTCCGCGCCGGCCAGAGCACCGTCGTCCCGGCGCGGCTCGCCGGTCATAATTAGCTGGCCCAAGTCTAGGTTCCGCGCCGATGCCGCCGCAAGCTGAATGTCGCCGATCGCCATCATGGCCCGCTCACGCGCAAGGTCAAACGAATCGGCGACCTCTAGTGTCTTCGGGCGGATCGCGCCGAGGCCGTCGATCAGCTTTAGGTACTCCTGGCCTAGCGCTTCGGTGGCGCGTTGCAGGTCGACGGATGACACCTTGCCCTGCTCGTAGGCGACCTGGATACGCTCCACCGCCGTCCGGGCGAGCACAAACGACCCAATGACGTCCGTCGTATTCACTACGCCCAGCCGCTCAAAGCTGTTTGCGAGTTGATCGACGACTGGCTTCAGCTTGGTCTTTTTGTCGGCAAGCTCCATGGCCGCTTTGGCCCCAGCCAAATACTGATCGACTAGCTTTTCGGCGTCAGTTTTCGCATTCGCCATAGGCTTGGCGTTTTTTTGCAGTTCGCGCTGAATCAAAATCAGGCCTTTGTTGAACTCATCAAGCCCAATCTTGCCGCTGCGGTACTTGGCCTCTAGCTCGCCGACTGCCTTTGACTTTCCACGAAGATGCTTAACAAGGTTTTCCGTGGAATTGCTATAGATCAGATTGCTTTGATTGAGGTTTTGTTCAGCGGCATATAGATCATAATGGGCAGCGATCAAAACACCAATGCCGACGACGGCAGCAGCCGCAGCAGCCGAAAACACGCCGAGCGCAATCGCTGCCTGAGTTGTGCCAGCCGCCACTCCGGCCATGGCCAGTACTTGTGCGCCAAGCGCAGAGCCAAAAGCCCCTATCGCGCCGATCGCCGCGACAATCAAGGTCCGCAGCTTAAACAGTCCGGCCATGACCGCGCCAAGTTTTTCTATGACGCTCCCCAAGACAAATATTGCGGCAGGAATAGCAGCGCCAAACGCAACCACCTCAACCGTAGCCTTCTTCGTGCTGTCCGACAGGCCGTTAAAACCAATTGCCAAGTTCTTCGCGCTTTCAACTGCCGGGTTGATAAAGTCCGCCAGGACCATCTTGCCAATTGGCAGCAAAGCCTTGCCAAGCTCTGCCGCTGTTTGGGCCGTTGCTTCCTGCAGATTCTCAAACGCAGTCTTAGCCCCCGCCGTTGCCCTCTCGCTCTTCCCAAGCTCGGCAGTAATAATTCGAATAAACTGCTGAGAGCTAATGCCCATTTTCTCGAAGACTTTGGCTGGATCACCAATCGCCGCCGGTCCAAACTTTTCCTTGATGATCGCGGCAATCTGCGGGATACGCTCGATGATCGGGTCTAGGTTTTCTTTCGTCACCTTTCCCGCCGCGCCCAGCTGCGAAAGCTGCTTGATAACCTCGCTAAAATCTTCCTTGCCGCCACCAACTACGGCCAGGGCGTTCCCCAGCTCCATCATGATTCGACGCGATTCATCGGCGCTGTTGCCGAGCACCTGCAGCCTGATTGAGCCCTTAACGGCGTCTTCCAGATTCAGGCCGGGTAGCTTTGCCACCTCTTTGAGCCGCTCCATTTCCTCGGCGGCCGCCTTGGTGGACTTCATGGTAGCGGCTAGGCCGTTTCCCAGCGATTCCATCTTGGCAGCAGCAGCCAAAGCCCCCGCCGCCACCCCTGCCAGTGGCGCAGTTATGCCAATAGACAACGCCTGCCCGGCCTGCGCCACATCCGCACCGAAGCGCTTGATTTTATTCAGGCTGGTGTTGACCTTTTTATCGAAGTCGTCGGTCGATGCCCCGATGCGAACGATCAGGTTGCTCAGAACAGGCATTAGCGGCGACCTCGCGCCTTAGCCGCCGCTTCTTTCGATGCCTTTTCCTGCTCCTGGTGCTTCATGTCCAGATACGCTCCCCATTCGGAAAACTCGCTCGATGACATCGTCGCCAACAACTGACCAACCGTCATGTGTAGGTGCTCGGCGAGCGCAAACGCAAACTTACGCTCGCCGGTTAGTTTTTTGTGGCTTCAGCCGCCGCGTTCTCGGTTAGGCCAGAGATGCGGCAGATTTCCGTTACAACGCGGTCGATCACGCTGCCGGACATCTTCAGCAGCGCGTCCTGGTGGGCCTGCTCGAACACCGGCTTACCCGTCTCCGGGTCAAACGCCGAAGCGATCAACAGCCGCACCATGGCAAGCGCCGGTGTGCGCTTCGCATCTTCTCCGAAACGGATGCGTTGGCCAGCGTCCATCTCGGTGATTCCAATCTTCGCGTCCCATTCGGGCACGTCGATCACTTCCGTTTTAAGTTGCACCGCTAAGATGCGGTCGGCAAGGGTCTTCATACCTAATAGTCTACGATTCCGATGGTCGAGAAAGATACGTTCTCGCGGATGATCTCGTTCTCGCCGACGCTAATGCCCACGGACGATTGCGACGCGCCAAACCGCCAACGGACCGTGTTCGAAAAGTCGGCGTAAAGGTCAATGACGTAGTAGCTGGCCGAGTTCGTGACAAAGTACGCGTCGTCGTAAAACCGGCCAAAGGTACAAGTACCCTCGCGCTGCACCACGGCCCGCGACTTCCAGGCGTCGCCAAACACCTGGACCTCTTCCAGCGTCGGCGTGATATCGAGTGTCCAGTCGGTGCCCTGCGCAGCTTTTGACAACGTCAGGAACGAGCCGGTAATCGTAATAGCGCCAGCAGGCGTGTAGCTCGGGAAAACAATCTTTCCGTTACCCCAGGCAACTTGATAGAGCGCTGGCGAAACAGTCGTCACGCCGTCAAGGACGGTCAGCGAGTCGTTGGGGTTAATCGCCCGGCGGGCGGCCAGCGTGATCTGGTAGACGCCGCCGCCTAGCGCGGTCGTCGCCTGTCCGGTCATGCTGGTGCCCGCCCCCGTGGCGAGGTAAATGTCTGCGTTGCGGCCTGCAAGAACTGCCATGGTGGCCTCCTAGGTCTAGGTGTACGTCAGTGCGCCGCTGCCGGTGAACGTATAGCTCGCGGTCACCAGCCCGTTCTCGCTGGCGTTAAGGCTTGCCTGCACAAAACAAGTTCCAGAGTAGTAATTCGTGCCGTTGACGTAAAACCGCGCCGAAACCGTCGTGCCGCCCAGGAACGCCGTGCTCAATGCGACGTGACCGTTGGTGTCAGCGTTGTCGAAGCGGCCGCTTGCCGTGCCGCTGAACTCGCGGATGGTGGCCGTGCGCTCCTTCCAGGTGTCGCCGAACGACTGGGTCTCTTCGAGGCCGGTAGACACGTCCAGCGTCCATGTGTCGATCTCTAGCACTGTGTTGGTGGTGAGTCGGAAACTGCCTGCGTTGCCAGCGAGAATTGCCATATGTGCTCCTTAAACGTCGTGGATGATGTCAAACTCCACGACCGTTGCGTAAAGTTTCTTGTCGGTTTCGAGCGCGTCTTCGTACTCGTTTCTGCGCCCGTTCAAGTGCGTGCTGCGAACCGTTAGGCCGCTGGCCGTGGTGATGGCCGCTTCCTGGCCCATGATGGCGGTGTAGACGATGTCGGCCAGGTCGTCGCTCGCCTTGCCATTGCCCTGCGCCATGCAGTAGATGTTGATCGGCCGGCGCGTTGCCGTCGGATTCGCCCCGATGGAATGAAACTGCTGGTCGTCAATCATCTCCACCACGATGCACGGGTACTTAGTCGCTCGGCCTTGGTCCGCGTGCGCGTCGTATACCCGCGTGCCCACCAGCGCTGTTACTGGCGCTTGCGTCTGCAAATACTTGTACAGCGCCTGGTAAAGTCTCACGCGGCCCTCGCGATCGCTTCAAACGCGGCCTTAGCGCGGGCTTCGATAAGTCGCTTGATCTGCAGGCGCTTGGCCTTGATCGAGTCGCGGAAAAAAAACGCGGGCCGTGCGCCAGGGTGCTGAATCTTTGTGCGGACCTGGTCGCCGAGCCGCGCCAGCCAGCTGAACGCCGCGCCGCGAATGCGCATTTTCTTGCCTTTAATCGTGTGCGCCTTGGTGCCGAACTCGACCATGTAGGCGTGCGGCGCAAGGTTTTTCATGGTGAAAGTGTAGGCCTGTAGGAAGTTTTTATGCTGGCGACCTTTGGCCGCCTGAACTGACTCTTTTAAATCGCCCGGCTTGTAAACGTGACCAAACCTCTTCGTTGGATACGCCGCAATCGGCGCTCGGCGCTCGACTTCGTCTTCAAGCATTCGCGCACCCTGCAAAATGGCGTCCTGCAGCGCCGGGCCTTCGGCCGTGGCCATCAGCTTATTGAACTGCTGCGTCAGTTCGTCCAGCCCCTCGACTTTGATATTGCGCGCCCGTGCCATTAGATAAGCACCTCTAACGCCTGCATGACCAGCATCTCGCTGCGCTCGTCCGGGTTCAGGATAGTGCGGATGTTGAAATAGCGCGTCTTCCCGGTCTTCTGGTCAACGTACTTAACCCGCATCTCGGGCTTGAGGTCCTCGACGTACCGTAGCCGGATCGTGTGGGTAAGGTCGGCCATGACCTGCCGCGCCGCGAAAAACTCGCGCCCGTTGCCGGTCTCGATACTAGCCCAGGTCGTCGCGTACTCGGTCCAGGTGTCTGTCCGGTCG